GTCATCAAAGATAATCGTGCGCTGCCCATGATACCCGTCAAACCAGAGGGCGCCAGAGTTCTGTATCGGTACAATGAAGGTTTCTTCTGGTGTATCCAACGTGACCGCGGCGTGACTCTTGCCAACATCGGTGGGGCCCCAAAGTACAGCGCAGGAAACAGGCGGACGGAGTACAGCAGAGTTCGATCGAGAGAGTTCGGCCTCCAAGGCGTGCAGTCCCTTCGTGTATCGGATGTAAGTGGTCGGCAGGTCTGCCGCAACTCGGGCCGCACCTGAATTTTTAACCAGCTCCGCGGCTTTGTCGAGATCCGTTCGGTGTCCATGACCATTTTGTATCGTTCCAAATTCATAGGGTCCACTCACCCGGCCCTCAGTCTTGGTGCAATAGGTGTGATTCTGCGTCGGTGTGCCGCGAGCCACTTCTAGGTGAACCGTTGTGGACATGAAGACATCCCTTTTCACCGTCGCCATGGTGCAGCGGCGGTTAAGCTGGACATACCCTTGCAAGTGTTCGCGCGAACTACCAGAGCCACGTTCTTGTTGGAACACAAGGTAACCGACTTCGTCCAGCGTACCAAGAGAGGAAAAGCGCTCGACCATTTGCTCCCATTCGTCGTCAAGTACTCCATCCTCTCGGTTGTAGGTCCAACACCAGTTTTTGGCACTGCTGGGCATCTTGCTTCTTGCAGTGTGAAGGACCCTCCTGCCTTGGAAGGAGGGCAGCGTACCTCGCTTTCGTTATCGCGCTTTTCAAAGAAAAACGTGAAATGCCGCCTAGAACGTTCAGTTCGAGGGGTCTCAAAGTACTTTAATTTGTACTGGCCGCCTGCTTTTTTTCAAGTAAGTCTAAACCTGCTAGATTTAGCAGGTACCCAAAGGGCCCGGGGAACCTGGGGAAGTCACAAGGAATTCGACCATGAGCGCGCGTCCGTTGAAGCGTGCTCGCACGGGAGGGGGCCGCGTTCAGCGACCGATTGACAAGGAGCTCATCGTGGTGAATCAAACGCCAACGACAACCGTGGTGGCAACCACGCTCAAGACCACGACCTTTCCTGGAACCGTCGTTGGGCTGCGATGGAGCATGTCGTGCGTGAACATCCTCACGACGGCGTCGCCTTTGATTTCCTGGGCCATTGTTGTGGTTCAAGACGGGGAAGCCGCCAACACGCCCTCGCAGAGCAACGGTTCAGACTTCTACACCCCTGAGCAGCATGTTCTCGCATTTGGGTCTATGCGCCTGGCCGATTTGGACGGTGCAGCTGGCAACATCACCTACAACTGGGAGGGTACCACCAAGACGATGCGCAAGCTCAAGCAAGGCGACCTCCTCCAGTTCATCACGATAGCTGGCTCTGCCAGCGCTGCAAATCTCGACGGGATTGTCCAGTTCTTCTTCAAGACGTGAGCACGCCGAAGGCGTGAGAAGTTCACTTCAGCTTTGCTCTCACAAGTTGTTCCCCCCGCGCTCCGCGAAGCCCAAAATTTGTTCTAGCTACCACGAAGATTAAAAAAGAGTAAGCGGCGGAGCCGCTTTGAAGTTCATTCACTGTCAAGCTCCCCAAAGGGTTCAGTCAGGTCGCTTTCTGGTTCAAGAGCGGCCAGTTCCGCTTCCAGCGACAACCAGTCGTCACTCAACTCACTCTCTTGGAAGCCACCAACCAGAGCGTCTTCGACTCCTGCTACAAACTCTTGAGCCATCTCAGCGACAGCGTCAGAATCAGCGGATTCTGCGACGCTTCCCCGAAGTTGCTGTTCAGTATTACCAGCAACTTCGGGCTCGACTTCGGGGATCGCGAGACCAGTACTTTCCGAAAAAGGAAGCTCTTCGTAGAACGTCATTATGTAAGCAGCGCGAAAGAGACCACAAGCATTTCGGTCGAACGTCGGGAGGACCAGACCGAGACGTCGTTCGAGAGGTCCCCCTTGATAAGGTTCTTCAGACTGGTACCATTGGTCCGGTGGATCGTTAGCTGTGAAGATAACATTGGACCATTTTCCAACAACGAAACCACCCTTGACCGGAAGTTCGAGACGGTAATGATCACAAATGCGCAGAAGGGTTCGGTACGGAACACTCTTTGGCTCAAAGTCATCAAAGATAATCGTGCGCTGCCCATGATACCCGTCAAACCAGAGGGCGCCAGAGTTCTGTATCGGTACAATGAAGGTTTCTTCTGGTGTATCCAACGTGACCGCGGCGTGACTCTTGCCAACATCGGTGGGGCCCCAAAG